GTAGCACTTGCAGTAGAGCCGTTAGCACCGATCTCAAACGCTGCAGAGGTACCGCTAAGGCTGTCTAGTACTGCACGTGTTGAGCCCGCTGCGATAGCGTCCTGGTTTAAGTAAAGGCTGCCGCTTAGGGTTGAGGCCTGCAAACCTTTTAGGTATTTGTGTGCTGCGTCGCCCATAGCCGTAATTTCTAGCTGGTCAAAATTGACATTTATGCTCGCTGAGATCACAACGCTACTCATGTCATAAGTACCTAGTTTTAGGTAAGTATTATTTGTAAAATAAATTGCCATTATTCCTGCACTTCCTTTACTTTAGTAGGGGTTGGGCTTACTGAGGATTCCTCTAAAGCACCAATTTTTAGCAAGTGTGGTAAGTCCCACCCTTCTAAATCTGTGTCGGTAACGGTACCGCCTAAGCCAACGCCTGCGATTTCGTTATCTATCATTACTTTATAGTTAGTCATTGTTAACTCCAGCTACTTATTATCTCTAACCCTGCTTCGCTTTGAAGCAAGTTACCGCTTGGCGTTTCTAAAATTGCAGGTGCGCTAAAGCTAGTTATGTTGATTGTTAAACCTGAGGCGGCTAACTTAGTCATAACAGCCAGGTAGTAATCCTCTAGCTTGGTCTGGCTGCCTAAGTTATCCATAACTGGTACTAGCAAAAATAATTTAAAACGTACTGTAGGGGCTATAGCAGTTTTAACGTTGCTGTTAACCAAAATAAAAGGGTCGTCATTGGCGATAACTAGCGAGTTGCTTAGAGGGATTTCTGGGACGTGATTAAAGACTGTCCAAACTCCTACGTTAGCTAACGCTGTAGCTAGTGTTGACCTAAGGGTAGTTATGGCTGCAGGCATTAGCCCACCATAGAATTAGGCGACATATACGGCGCGATTAGGCCGCGTACCTTAGCTATAAGGGTATTGCCTAGCTGATAAGGCGAAGCTATAAAGCCGTCTATCGTAGTAACGCTGGCCCCTGGGGCTTGTCTGGCTTGCCAGATTGTCGTAGCTAAAGCGGCTGCAGCTTCGCGCACCGCTGGCACACTTGCATAATCTGTAGCGTGGTTAGGCCCAGTAACTAAACCGTAAGGTCTAACAAGGTGTGTAGTTTGATCTGCAGCCGTTTTATCGTAAGTAAACTGGTAAAGGTCATAGCCGGTAATAGTTTTAGTGCCGTTAAAAGTAGCGCCGGCTGCACTTATTACTACCGACTGATCAGTTACAAAGCCATGAGGTGTAGGGGTTGTAATCGTAGCTACGTTTGCGCTTAAAGCTGTTGCAGCTATTGGGGCAGTGTTAAACCATAAATACTTATTTAAAATATCCTCTGTAGCCTGGCAGACTTCCTCTACTGAAGCGTCTGTGTAAAGGGTAATTCCAGTTATGTTAAGCAAAGCGCGTAGCTCAGCTTGGGTTATATACGTTGCAGCCACGCGCTCTACTCCTAACTGTTTGGCCTAAACCCCACCGGACTAGGGGCAGGGTCTAGGGTTCTAGTGTTTTAGGCTTACGCCTTGTTATTCTTAAACGCGCCGCCTGCAGCTAGTGTTGCAAGTGCACCATAGCCGTAATACATAATCTCGATCTGCCCACTCGAAATCACGTTAGTAGTTAGGCGTAGTTGAGGTGATTCGTACCAGGTAAAGCAGTCAGGGTTAACGATTAAAAGGGTACCGTCGCCGTCGCCTGAGTTTGCATAATCTACGTATAGGTCAAGTCCTGCAACGTTGCCGCGTAGGCTTGATACTGATACTGCGCCACCGGCATTTTGCGGTTGTTGGGCTGTGTAGATTGGTCGCCCTGAGTCGTTAAGGGTCATGATGTTTGCCCATTGTCCGCTTGAGGCGATCATATTACGAGCAAAACGCTTGCTGTTTGAGTACACGCTAGCTGCACCGCGGGACACGATACCTAGAAGCTCTGCAGCTGTTGGGTAAGTAGCTACGGTAGTAGCGTCTAATGTTGCTGCACTAATTAACTCAGCATTAACAAAATTGTTAGTAGCTAAAGCGTAAGCGTCGGCCATTTGTTGCACCAATACGTTTAGGAAAACTGGGTCGCTGCGGTCAAATAGCTCAACGCTGCAGGTATTGGAGCCCGCGTACTTGTTGACACTTGCCGTAATGAACTCGACTTCCATGCCTGTCTCTGAAGGTGCTGACCCTTCATTTGTGTCCGCGACCGTAGGGACAGTTTTAATACGCGGGATTTGGAGTTGCATTCCCATAGCCGGTAAAGCTGCAGTGTTGATAGCTTCAATGCTTGCGCGGAAACTATCTGACTTGCCATTAAACAAAGTAGTTAGTTGAGGCGTCGGAATAAGTCCAGCATTATTACTGGTGCTGTCATCAGCTGCGCGTACCCATAGTGCAGACTCGCTGCCTGGGTCCATTGTTGCCTTTACTTTGTGAAAAAGGTAATCGGCTGGGGTGTTAATTGGGCTACGGGGTGCAGTATAGGCAGGGGCCGTTACTGTTGGGCGTGAGGCTTCTACCGTTTGTGCGGCTTCTACCTCGGGTGCTGGGATAGCGTTGTCCACGCTCGCCTCACTTTCGGTTGGTTGGGTTTCTTGATTTTCTGTTACTGGCTCAGGCTCTACCTCACTGGCGGCTACGGATTCGACACCGGCCGACTTGAAGGCTGCAGCTTGGACCAAAGATACTTCCCGTAAAACGGCAGACTGTACATAAAGTACGCCGCCTCTTTCCTCGCTCGCGTCAACAGTTACGCCAACGCTCAAACCGTCGCGTAGATTTTCGCTAGCTTCAATTAAACTATCTGTACCTTTTGTAGTAGCACTTACTTTAAAGGTTGCATAAAGGCCGCGTGTATCCTCGCTTATATTTTGCGCAAACCCGATAGGGTCTGTAGCTGAGTGCTCTAATAACAATTTAATTTTACCGCCGGTTTGGTAATTTATTGAGCCTTGCTCAAAAACTACTTTACCTACGCTGGTGTTGCCGATTTCGCCAAACGGTACAATTTTACCAGCGATAATTCTACGCTCTTGATCTGTTGCTTCTATTGAGCTGTTAAAGTTCAACTGCATTAGGTGTACCTCCGTTAGGTGTTAAATCTTCCATTTCGCGGGCTTGTTCTACTGTAATTAAATTAAGGGCTAACATTTTTTCAATTACTGCTAAGCGTGTTAATGCGTCGCTACGTAAGTAACTATCGTCTAATGACATACGGACATAATTTTGTGAATTGGTCATATCGTTCATAGATAAGCGTTCTTCTATTGCAGATATAAAAGGCCGTAAGCTCATATCTACAAACTGTTTTCGCTCGTCCATTACGTTGGAGTAAGTCATAGAGTTATTGGCGTCTGCACTTAGCAGGTAAGCCGGTACGTTACAAAGCCTGCTTATTTCTGTAGCTAATTCGTTTTTGGCTTCCGAATACATCATGTCTTTAGGACTAAAGGCTGTTGGCTCATACTTAAGCGTGCTGGATAGATACGCTGTGCTGCGCTGTGTACGTGCCAACTTCCAACTAGCTAGTAGTCCGGTAATTTGTTCCTCTGGTAAGTCTGCGCCTGAGTTTTGAATATAACCGCTAGGTATCGGCGTACCAGCTGCAACAGCTGCCGCTTTTTCTAAATCCAGAGCCGCGCGTAAAGTTCTACCGCCTCTATTTAAAATACCTTCGTCCATAGCTTGAAAAGTAATTAAACTGCCGATACCGCTGTTAGGTCGTTCGCTACCGTCAACTGCATAAGATTTAACTAAAGTGTTTGTGTTATTTAAAGTAACTGTTACACGTGTGTTAGCTACCCAGGCAAACCGACTAGGCCGCCCGTCGTCTGCGTAAAGCTCGGTAACTTCCCAATACGCAACGCCGTAAAAAAATAAAGCGTCAACAGTCCAGCCTAAAGTAACCATACGTGGCTGCCTGTAGTCTGGTTGATCTAGCCAAATTGGATTACCTAATTCTTGGCCAGTAGATTTACGGTAAAGGTGTAGCGGTAAAGTTCCTACTACACCTTTAATTAACGCTGCAGCTCTAGCGACGGACGGTACAGCTATAGCGTCGGACCGGGTAATAAAAGTTTGAGGTGTAAAAAATAAGCTGCTTGGGTCTGGCTCAAATACAGGCGGGTTGTATTGCGCGCGTATCGTCGGGGTACTTTGAGGCGCACTAACGGCGTCTACTAGGCGTAATGATTGTAGTAACCCCACGCGGGTACTATATACCTAATTTTAATAATTTGTCCGATTTGTTCGGCGTGTCTAATTGACTATTATCTGTGCGACTGCCTGAGGCCTTGAGGCGTACCAGGCAACCATAGCTACACCGATAGCAGCGCATATTTCACCAGCTGACTTACGCCTTACAATTTTCCAGCCGTACTCTGTGTGTTTAGTAGCGCACGCGGCTATAGCCTCATTTAGCACTAGATCGTTTGGGTGCAATAACTGACCATGACTCATAAGCTGGGCAAGCCGGTTGCTAGCTTCATTTTGCATTTTGCCGCTAACGTCCATAAGGGTAGTACCTGCACCTTTTAAGTAACTGGCTACGTTTTCGCTAACCCATTTATCATACATAAGGACCTTAGGCCTAAATCTCATAATATGAGCGTTTATATCGCTAGCTACTTGCCTATCGTCTAAAGGTGTAGCTGTGTTCCAGACTTGCAACACTTTAACCTTTACGCGCATTTCGTCTACCTTTTGCCCTGCAATTAGTACCGCGTACTTATTCGTGTAAGACTTATCAAACGCAAAATAAGTGAGTCCACCTGGCTCAACTACTATCGACTCGTCCTTGCACTTATCCCACGCGCCTATCTCAAACGGGCTAGCCAGGTTATCTACAAACTGACAAAGTACCTCAACTCTAAAAGTTAAGGGGTCGCTGGTAGCTAGTGAGTGCCTAAGTATTTCCTCGGTCATTGTGTGGCCTAAGGCAGGTACAGCCTCTACCCAGCCTTTAGGGTCCTCTATTTTCCTAGACGGGTGAGCTGACCACTCTAACCAGCCCAGAGTAGGCGATACGTCCGCAATAGCCTTATCGCGTAAACTGTTTAGCACTGTTGAGGATTTATCACCGGCATTAGATACGGTCAGCATTTGAGCCGCCGGCCTAGCGTTCATGGTAAAGCTAACCGCCTCCATAGCCTCAGGCGTAATTGTGCGTAACTCGTCCAGGAATACAAAGTCTGCAGATAGTCCGCGGCTGCCGTTGTTTGTTGCAGCTACTACGATAATCCGAGCGCCGTTCTTAAATCTTATTTCCTGCTTACCGTTAGTTAAGTAGTAACGCTGGTAAAGCCCCATTAGCGACGGGTTGCTAGTAATTATGTCGTTTATCTGGTATAGGGTCATTTCTGCCTGTTGAGCATTGACCGACATTAGAATAATTGACTTTTCCTCAAATAGGTAAATACCTGCCAGTATTCGGATTTTAGCTAACTCGGTTTTACCTACCTGTCGGCTACATACGATACCCAGCGTGCGACGCGTCCACTTGCCGTTAGTCGTTTGCAGTAATTCCCTTAGAGCTGTTATCTGCCAGGGCATTAAGTTAATACCGATACTTTTTGCAAACTCTAAAGCTAGTTCGGCCTTTTCGTAATCGCCTTCTACAGCTGCAGCCCTAATGCGCGGTGTAGGGCTTCCAATCAACCGGCCTCCCAAAGGATAAACATTTGTCTTTGGACTGTCGGTTATGTCCGGTTCGTACTGGTCTGGACTGGTATTAAAATTCGGACTTATCGGGACAATCTCGGGTAAATTGGAGTTTAC